TACAAACTTAGCTTTTTCGTAGTCTTCATAACATCCAAGAGCGACAGTTTCGCCTGGATCTTGTTGAACAAGGTACCACATAGTTTGTGTTAATTAGTTGGACAATTTGATACATAAAGTATCAATAACCTGGGTAGGAATTGCACCTACTAAATGTCTTAAACATCAGGCTAATCTCTATCAGAGATGTTATAATAACTAGAATCAATTGACTTGTATTCAAAGTTATTTAGTGAAGAAGATTTCAATACATTCATGATAGCTTGATCATGTAATGCTGTCTCGTTCACTAATACTGAACCGTTGAAGATTGGAATGAGTTTGTTATTAGTTTTCATGAGTGATTACTCCTCGATTGTTTTATACTATTAGTATAGCACATAATCGGTGAAAAGTCAAGTACAAATGATACATCGTTACATTCTGTAATCATTATACTTAGTGCAGCGGATTGACTGTGAGTTACTATCATTAACTGTTGTGCTCAGTTGATGTTATATTAGCTGGTAATTCCATCGATAGATTATCAATAACCTCTTGAGGAATTACACTGACATTGTTTATAGTATCGAGATATTTATTAATGTGTCTCGATGTTGTTTTGCTATAAAATGTATCAGTTTTAAAATATTCTAAATCAGCAGATCTTCCAGCAACTGGTGTATCATAACTGAAGAATATTTCAACGTCATTGTTGAGAACAACTAGAGTCTGATTGTATCCGATTCTTGATAGTTTCATGATGGTACGGTTTGTGTTAATTAGTGAGTGTACAGTTAGTAATAAAAAAGGTCAGTGAATTGACCTCATCTCAGTGTTAACGTAATCCTCGTAATGATTGAACTCATTGTTATCAATTTTGTTCATAACATAATCAACGATGATCTCATTTAATAGACTGTAATCATCCTTAGCAAGATAACATAAATTCATTGCTAATTGTTCTTTGTTCAGTAACATTTAATGTACCTCATTTATTTACATTCTTAATATAGCACGGATCACGTGTAAAGTCAAGTATAATCAATAGATCGTTACACTCTGTAATAATGATAGTAACTGTGTGTCTATTACTTAACACATAGCGCTACAGATAAGCACACAATGTTACACATAAGCAATGCTAATATGTCCGCTCGTGCTTCGCACTCGCTCAATCAGCGCCACTGTTGCACATTTAGTGGCCGTACATCACGTGTTATGCATCATTAAATAGAGCGAGAGGCGAAGCCTCGAGCGGGTTCTCAGCTTTTGAAGGGGGGCATGGGGGGTATTGCGAACCGTTCTCAATAAGGCTATGACTTCAGACATTTTTGCCAAAATTTAACAGGGTAGGAAGACCACACGTTTTATCATCGGGAATATACTTGGAGCCATCGTCTAACGTTCCAGGTAAGTAGTTTATATTCAACACGAATCGTGCTTTCTCATCAGTACAAGATGCACCACAATGTAACTCGCTACCATCAAAAATCAACACTCTATTCTCAACACTCTCAACCTTAGTCCCATCTTTAAACATCGTATAACCATTACACGTGTTTAGGTAGTAGATAGCAGTAAGCTGTCCAGCGTCCTTCAGATCGGTGTGAAAGGCACTGTGAATATGTTCAGGTGTAAAGGGTCGTAAGTTAGCTTTAACACGCAATACAAGCCAAGGAGCAAGTTTGAATAATATAGGCTTAATAATATGAGAATGTTCGGAAGTCTTCCGTTCTAAATACGGATCCTTTGCACTATAAAAAGTATGAACAAACTGATAGCAGTCCTCATTCTCTTCTTCTACTCCAGTGGTACCTACAATATGATCTAGGTAAGCCCAAGGTAACTTATTTAAGAAGTAAGTCTGTATAGGTTTAAAGTCATCTTCATGAAGAAGATTGTCTAATATTCTCATGTTTACTGAGTATCTTCTGAGCTTTCTCTCTTGTTATACACTTCTGAGCTTTCTTTTGAAGCTTTATGTATTTTTTCTCTTGCTTGTTCAATTAAAATCACTTCTAAATTATCTGACAGGCGGTTATAAGTATTAATTATATTAATCTGTCCTATCACTACACTCAACGTTGCAATACTCCAGAATATATAGTAATATCTTTGTTTATGTTGTTTAGGGGCGGTCATGGATGGTTTATTAATGTTAGAGTAGGTGTATTAGGTATATTATTATGTTCTTTAAGGGAAAATAAGTAATATAAGAAGAGGAAGTGTTGTCTGAAAGACGACAACTTCCTCATAGGGGGCGAGTCCACCCTTCTCTCCCCCTGTATAGTTAGAGGCGGTGTCAAGTCCAGGTATGGTATACCTTTTTACCTTTCTTCAAATTAGCTTCTCTACGTTGGTCTAAGTCCATTCCTAGCACCATATGGTTAGCAGAAGCTTGTGGATCATCCATAAATTGCTCTAACATATCATTCCATTCTTGTCTTTTACGGTCTACAATGACTTGATTGGCAGAGATAGAGAGTGCATCTGTGAAATACTTGACGCCTTGGGCCAAACAATCCAATCTATCATCGTGTTTGACAGCTCCTTTTTCTCTACACATCCTAGACATCTGATAGAAAAGCATATACTGAAGACGTTCTTCTGGAGCTGCATTTTTATTAGAGTTATAATCCCAATCAATAACCGACTTATCACATATAAGACGATGTTGATTAAGAATAGGCTCCATTGAATCAATGATACGATCTTCTTTCCTAACGTTTGCACGAACTTCCTCTACATCTACATGTTGTTTGGTCTGTATAAGATGCTTTTTAAACAACTCAGCTACCATACCATCACCAAAGTTAGTTTCAATAACCAACTTAGTAACATTAAATTTTTTACATCCTTTAAGAATATCTAATAGTGTGCTATCGGAGTATCCGTCTCTATAAGCTCGCATTTCATGGAGGTATAGGAACCCATTCTTTTGGGATATATAGGCGGCAGCTGTTTCATCTGTTCCTCTTCCAGAGGGATCCACGCTGCAAATTGTTTCTGTGTAAGGGCCCCACTCTCCTTGTAACTGCATAGGAGAGTAAAAGTAATCTCCTGGGAGTCCAACTGTTGGGACGTCTTTGATGACGTTCGCTGGATCGGAACACCATATGCAGTTTTCTGGAGCTGAAACAGGGTTAACGCTAGTGACGACCAAATCAGCCATTTTAAGAGGGAATTTCTCTGCATCGCTAAGGCTTGTGTCTAATTGAAACTGCAATAGGTAGTTAGATCTACCCATTGAAGCTTCACGTTGTATTAAATCCTCATCATCAAACCTATCAGGGTCAGTACAACCCCACTCTTCAGCACCCATATCTAGATCTTCTTGGATCTGTGGCGCTAATAGTCCGTCATATTTTGAGAGGTTTCCTTTACGGGGATATCTTGCTGGCCAAACGAACGGACGGTAGTTACGCTCTGCCAACTTACGATAAATAGTAAAAGTAGTCTGAGGAGTCCCGAGATACATAATACGGCTATCGCTTTTGGGGGTAAGGATAGACTCGGCTTCCGTACATAATTGTAAAAGTTTTTCACGCATCAACTCAGTCATGGAGTTTCCAGGAACTTCTATATCGTCCAAAATCATTAAATCTGCTCTGCTTCCTGTTAGCTGTCCAGTGATGCCCACCGACTTTACGCTTGGGGCTTGGTGTGGAGAACAGTTTACGTCGAAGCTGATGCGACTCCAGCGAGAGTCGTCTGATTTCGGTTGAAGATGACTTAGCCATGGGGTTTCAATGATTAGTTTTTGTAGGAAAATTGACATGTTATCAGCTCTCTCTTTGGAGGCTGATATAATCATTATCTTTCTTTCGGGGTCATTAAATAAAGTCCATAAAACAAAAGCACCAGTAATCCAGCTCTTACCAACTCCACGAAACGCCTGGATTTGTAATCGCTTGGGACCGCTTTGAAGATAATCTGCAATTGCATATTGTGCTCTTGTTGGGGAAGGTAGGTCAAGCTGCTCCCATAATGCTTGCAGAAACAGCTTGAAATCGTCCTGTAGGGCGGTTAAAGTATCAGTCATGTATGTTTTATCTATCTATAAAAAGCATCGACCTTAGAAGGGCCTCTAGCACGGTATCCTCCAATTTGAAGTGCTTTACCTACACCTTCTGGTATCTCATCTAATAATTTTACTTCGTCTCCATATTTACCAAATTTACCTGATTTTATTAAACCTCTAACATGTTTATTAAAGTCAGAGTGTAACTCCAACATTCTAAATAAATCATTAACATCAGCTTTACCTGCAACAACTGCCTCTCCAAGTTCACGCCCTAACTCACCAAAGTCAGCCGCTCCACCTTGGAAACCATGTTTAACATACCATCTATGTAATGCTTTATGAGGTGCTTGTTTCATTACAGCTATATTTTTAGCAATACCAGAACTGAATAATCCTAAATTATCCATCTTTTTAAATAAATTAACAGCTACAACAGGGTCTTGTGCTACTTGACTTAATAAGAATTCACCAGCTTCTTTATTACCAAAGATATGATGCCATTCGTCTTTAGTAAACCATTTAGTTAGATCAGATAAATATTTTCTAGCACCTTTTTGTCCGTAAATAAGCTCTGAAGCATCGTAAAGATTTTTAGCAGCTACATCATACAACTCTCTTTGAGCTAGTTCTGTACTCTTTGCTTTACGTCCTAATTTTTCATAGTACTTTGCAAATCTTTTGTCAATTGATTCAGATCTATTCATCAATCTATTAAGAATAACCTTACCTTCATCAGTACCTACTAACTTATCGATAGGAACCAAGGTATTCTTCTTACTTAATTTACCGCCCCAACCTGATTCAAGTATTTTTCTCGCTTGTACTAAACTTTGAGGGTCACCGTTTCTGACCAAAGTCCTAAGAGAACCATATGTAGTTCGACCAACTCTAGGTGTTGCTTGTAAATTAGAAGCAATTTGAAGAGGTTTAGATGGGTCTATCATATCAGGTATATTAGGCTTTATTTTTAAACCATCTCTTGTAACTCCTACAGGAGACGGTGTTAAAGTATTTGACAACTTAGCAATTTTTAAACTTTGAGTAAGGTTACCTAGTTGTTTAACACCTTTAGTAACTCCTCCTTCTATTACCGCACCTGTTAATACTTCACCAGTAACTCTTGCTACATCAGGATCAACCCATGGTTGCCCATCTTCTCTACGAGGTAGGTTACCCATAGGTTGCTTAGTAATTGGATTCTGAATATCAGCTCCAGTTGCCCACATCTCAGAGCCTCTACCACCCATTTTAGTGAGTCCTTCAACACCCTTAAGTACGGTCCCTAAAATAGCTTCACCACTACCTGCTCTTGAAGGGTCTTCTGCAGCATATATCAAAGGTTCAGTTATCCAATTATAAGCTGTACCAATACCTTGAAGACCTGTACCTACACCACGCATTATAGCTCCACGAGCATCATCCGCTTTGGCCATTGTCGTTAGTTTTTCAAGATTACTAAGTGTACCTTTTTTAAGATTTGTACCTAAAGGAGTGTAATCTTGATCTTGAGCTTCTAGATCTTGGTAGTATTCTAATTGTTTCTGCCTACGGCGTTGTTCTAAATATGACATGTTCTACCTCCTATGCTGGCTCAATAAGCAGGTCTTTCTTGCTATCCTTTTCGTCTTTTAATCTCTCAGCTTCTGCAATTTGTAACTGCCTACGCTGCCAAGCTGCACTTGTGTATTTAGTTTCACGTCTTGGATCGTTTTTAGCAAGGCCAGCTTTTTCCATTTCACCTTCGAAAGTTCTAAGCTTACCATCTTCACCCAGTGCCTCTTTCTCGTAAGCTGCTCTTTGACGTTTGGTCATTACACCGAGAGCTTCACCAGTTTTATAATGTCTAGTAAAGACAGTAGTTGGTTCCCAATCTCCGCCTCTTGAAGCGTCTAATTCTTCTTGACTCTTATCAACAAATACCTGAGCTGCCGCAACAGCTTTAGTCTGATTGTCCTTTCCTTCGGTACTATTAGTAAGATGAAGTCTGCTATTATTGAGCATACTCCTTGCTACATTTACACGAGCTACTAATTCTGCTTCAGTTTTCTTCCTCTTATCATAAATGTTGGCTGCACCTTGATTCCATTTAGCAGCTTTGTCTGTTTCACTAGGTATTAAATCTCCACTAGGTGAGTACTCTATAGGTTTCTTTGTTGATTTCTTCTTACCTATTTTCAGAGTTGATTGCGATGCGCCTGGACTAATTCGTAATGATTCAGCGAAGCTTAAGCCGCCCACTTGTTTATCAAGTGGTGTTTTTATTATTTCTTTAGCCCTACCACTACCTGTGCTTGTTACTTGTTGAGTATGAGATCTTAATGAATCAGGTACATCTTTAGCGTTAGTTAGTCGTGTAGGAGATGCTGGCCATTTACTGCCATTAAACCTCCTTATAACTGGATTTCGTCCAAAAGAACCTGATTTTACTTCAATATCTCCAGGTTGTGCTGTGTAATTAGATCTATCTCTATTACGAGCTATAAGTTTACCATTACGATAAATACCTGGTTTTAACTCTAATCTTTCTGCCATAATTACCTCCGTTTAGCGCCTCCACGTGCTCTGTTTTTCTTGACACTTTCAAGTGTTAGTCTGCCTCTTCTGTGTGAGACATCCTTCCCACCTTTACCCATAATGCCAAGCTTACGCCGCCTACGGGATAACAATCTACGGTATGCTCTCTTAGCAGCCGTACTATTAATCTTCTTTTGTTTACGTTTCTGTTTGAGATAAGACTTCCGCCCTTTCTTGGATTGATAGTAACGGGATGTCTTTCCAGGGTTACGAGACCGCTTTGGTGCCATATAACCTCCGTTGGACAAGTTCAGGATCTACTTTAGGTAGCATTTTATTCAGTTTATCTAATGGATTTCCATCATAAGCAATACCTGTAATGTCATTAGTCTTTAACCATTCACAAGCTGCTTTTAGATCTTGGGTAGAAGCTTCGCCACTTTTAACCCTTTTCAGGAATTCTTTAGTAACGAGATTATGTAATTCATTGAATTGGGTTTCAGTGGCTTTCTTCATTTTAACTAAATAGTTTGTCTTTTACAATTGCTAATGCTTGATCATCTAGTTTATTATCGGTTCTAGCGACATAAGCTTCTAGTAGATCAACAACTAGTTTTTTAACAGACTCCGACTTCAAGAAGGCGAATAGGATGGGCTTGATAATTAGGATCATTATTCTTCAGTGGTAGTGGTTTTCTTTGTTTCAGTTTTAGCGTACTTAGCTTCTAGTTCTTTACGGCGAGCGTCTCTTTGAAAACTAGGAGTATCTGCTAAAATCAGTTCATCAGCTTCTGATAATTTACTCATTTGTTTAGGGGGTTAAGTTTCTGCCACCATTTCTTAGGTGGTGGTGGTGGAAGTTTTGCAGCTTGAGCTTTCGCAACTTCCGCTTTGAATGCAGCTATAGGTATTACATCTTGGCACATGTGATATACACGTGAGCCAGGGCGTAACATAAAACCTTTCTGCTGTAATTCTGCACAATTTTTAACTCTAACTAGTTCGTAGTCAAGTTTCATCTTAGCTATCTGTCTAGAAGCTGCTGCTTTACAGCGTTCCACAAGAGAGCCATCAAGGGGTACCATGAAATTCAATTGACCGCCCCAGTTTTCAGCGACAGTATAACTCTGTTGAGTCATAGTGTCATCATAAGGAGTGGTATGATTGCCCATATAAAATGGGCTAAACGTCATTGTTGCGCCATTACAGCTTATATTCGGCCCGATAATCTGACGACTTGGGGCTCCATTGTTCTGGAATTGGACGGCTTGATTTGTAACGTTTCCTGTAGCTGCTGCCACAGGGTTTGAAGTATTGTTGGTTTCTCCCTCTTCAGCATAACTTGGGGTTCCTATTGCGAGAATACTGATAATGATACCGTAGTAGAGGAGGTGTCGATTTCTCTTTCGATCTCCGTTACTTCCAGTACCTGGCTGGCTGCTCTTGTTACTATCTCTAGTGTAAAGTCTGATCCAGCTGTTGTCATGTTGAATACCGAATCTGAATCCGCTATCCCTCCTGACGATGTTGAGGTATGGGTTATATTGTCCCCAGACCATTTGTTTAATGCTGACCCATAAGTCGTGATGGTTATATCCTCCACGATCTCTTGAGTCGTTGTTGTTGTCGAGTTCATCGAACCCTGCGTAAATTGCGGGGTTACTAACTCTGCTCTTGCTACCGAGGGGGATAACAGTAGGAAGAGGAAAAGCCATTTCTTCATTCTTCCTTCTTTTTAGTTGCCATAGGGCAGTTTACAGGTCCTTTACCTTTAGAATTACCAGTGGTCAAGCCAAAAGTGGCAAGTGCACCAGTAAACACACTAGCCACGAACGTGATATCTGAGTTACCAGATTTCTTCACCATAGGTATTTCTATGTAATTCATTGTTATAATGAAACCACTCCAAACAACTACGCCAAGTCTGACGAATGTTCCAAGGATCTGGATTTGGTGTTCTTGATCCTCAGCAGCATCTTTCAGCTTTCCGAGGAGTCCTTTTTTTTCTTCCGGTTTTCCTTCCATTTATTGACTTTAGCTTGTAGTTGCTTTTGAACTTTCTTTTTAATAGGTTCAAATAAGGATTGAGTAACAGTTGTAGTTGTTACTGCAATAACAGCTGTTGTCACAGCAGTCACTACTACCGCTGTTTCCGGTATGGGCATCTGTATGTCAATGACCGGTATCTTTAAGGTGGGTTGTTCGGGTGTCTCTGTCTTCTCTTCCTTCTCCTCCGCCTGTGTCTCCTCAGGGCGCTCTAAATCAGCTGGGGGTATGACGATAGGGCGGAAGGCTGGAACGTCTGCTGTAGGCTGTCTCAGATACATCTGAGGGATGTATAGAGGTTTGGGTAGATTAGCGGAGGGTATTTTCATTATTTAGCTTCTAATGCTGCAACTTTAGCTTCTAATTCTTTTATTGCGTTTACAAGTACTGGTATTAATCTTTCATATTTTATACCGTATGCATAATCATCAGCTTGTAAATTAACAGTAAGCATATTATCTTTGCTATCTGCAAACCCATGATCTTGCTCTACTTTTAATACTTCTTGAGCTAAGAAACCAATATGTTGTTTAGTCTTTTTCTTACTTCCATCAGGAGTATTTTCTTTAACTAATTGATCTTTATCATCATATTCATTATACCAACTACGCTTATCCCAACGATAAGTAACAGGTCTTAATTCTTTTATAAAACTTAAGCCTGGTGTAAAGTTTGTTATATCAGTTTTATCACGTTGGTCAGATGATGAAATAGATGTATCAGCACAATATAAAGCAGTGACATCATTATCACCTAAAATTATAGTGTCAGAAGTATTAGATCCTCCACCGGGAGATTGAGCTGTTCCTGCACGATAACCTAGAAATGTATTATTACCGCCTGATGTAATAGATGTTCCAGAATTCATCCCAACACAAGTATTTTTATCAGCATCTGCTCCAGTTTCACCCATAGAGTTATAGCCTATGGCAACGTTACTATCGCCAGTTTCGTTCTTATTAAGTGCCATAGAACCAAGCACTGTGTTGTAATTTCCAGTAGTGATTTCATCGTCAGCTTGTTTGCCTATCAGAGTATTATCTCTGCCTGAAGTGATATCACGACCTGCAACATAGCCAATTATTGTATTGTTGGATTCTCCTCCAGTACCTGTACCAACACCTAGATCAGCAGCATAACCGCCAATAACAACCCATCCATTTCCTCTTGTATGTTCTTTTCCTGCGTCAGAACCTATGTATACGTTTTCATTACCCCAACCTGCTTCAAAATCTTGACAAGCATTATGTCCTATAATAACATTTCTATGGTTGGAAGTTCCGTTTTCCCAAGCACCGTCACCAATAACAATATTTTCTTCAGCGTCAGTGGCATTCATCCCTGCATTTCGGCCAATAAATACGTTGTTATCGCCTGAAGTGAGATCAGTACCAGCATCGTATCCCGCACAAAAGTTGTGGGTTGCTCCACTCCATGTGCCTGTGTTACCTGCATTAGTCCCGCCATAAATATTATTATCACCATCTATGCTGAAAGTACCACCAGTTACTGTATTAGTAAAGGTAATTTTATCACTTGATCTAGCAATACTTAGACCAGTTCCAGCTTCTAAGACAACATCATCTGTACCAGATCCACTGCCACCAGCGGTAAGACGAATTTTTTCTTCATCGCCGTTGTCTCCATCTACGCAAGATATTGAATAAGTAGTATCAGAAGATGTAACTGTTTCCCAACTAGGGTCAGCACCGTTATTGCTTCTTAGAAATTTACCATTACTAGAACCATCTCCATGCTCTAATTTAGCAAGAGTTACAGCTTCATCTGCTATATCACCCGCTGCTATATTTAAAGCTGCTAATTTTGATTTAGCGATAGCTGCTGAAGCGTTTATATCAGCATTTACTATCTCACCATCTTTAACACTTTTACTTGTAATTTCTGTTAATGCCATTAGTCTGCTGCCTCCGTAGTGTTACCTGATTGAGCATCCCACTCTTTCCATTCTATATAATCAATATTATTTTCGTCATACGGAATGGACATATTAAAATTAACTCCGTCAGCAGCTTTAGTTATACAAGCATCTCTACCGTCTAAGGTTTTAACAAATTTATATTTAATAGTCATAATTAAGGCTCCGCAGCATAAATGATTTTAGCTGAAGTATCATTTTCAGCACCGAAAATAGCACTTCTTCCTGTAGTAAAACTAGCACTTGAACAGGTAGCCGTATGATGAATACTTTGAGGAGAACCTGCACCTGAATCTATGTTAACCGCAGTGGTAGACACTGAGGGACCAGCATCCCATACTCTCATATTTCCTGAAAATGTAACACTTGGTTTAGCTCGCATCGTAGTGGGCAAACCAACTCTTCCTTCAAAAGACGTACTTCCTGCAATAGTTCCGTTAGCAAAAGTTGTGTAAGTATCTGTTCCGCCTTGAACCCAGCAATAACGCTGACATCTAAGTAATTCATCACCATACGATCTATGTTCAAAGTCAGTGGCTGTGTCTCCTACTTCTAATTGAACTCCTGTTAAATAAAAATTATTTGATGCATTATCTACACAGTTAACTGCATGTCCATAAGCAAAACCTGCCATTGTCCAGTCAACCCAAGATGAACTATCAGTACTTGTAGCTCCTGAACCAGCAGCTAAGTTCCAGCCAATATTCCATCCAACTCCATTGTCATTCGCAATAGTACCACTTGAATCTGTATCACCTGGGAATGTAAGGGTTTTCTTTTCCCATGTATTTGCAGAACTTACAGTATAGGTTTTATTTATATGTCTATTAGTGCTATCTGCTTTATCTATATAAACTGAATGATTACCTGTCTTAGGTGATTTTACCCAAAAAGATAAAGTAACACTACGAGCATCAGAAGTTCCACTATTTATATGTTGTAAATCTTGAGCTTCCACTCTTTGTGAAATGACAGCATATTCTTGTCCATCAACTGTTGTTTCCGCTGTAGTTATATCGACATGTAGTGAATTACTGAATCCTGCAGGAGATTCTGTTGACTGGGCAATACTCCATGCTAATTGATCCATACCGTCCTTCTCACACTTCCATCTATCTAGTGTATAACCAGAATTACCTGTAAGAGCCGTGTTTCTTTGATCAACTTGCATAGCCCCATTAATTATCAAATTTCTGTGACTTAATGCACCAGCAGAAGGGAAATTATTTCCATTAACAGAAGATAACTTCTTAGAAATAGTTGTATTACCACTAGAATCAAATGTTAGTGCGGTATCACCAGTAGTATCTTGTATCGTATTTACTTTTAATGTACTCATGGTTTAGGATTGTCTGATTTTACTTTAGCAACGGCATCGACCCACGTAGTTGTACCGTTCTTTTTGTCCCAGTATTGCATATCTAATTGATCTGCGATAGAAGGGTAAGCAGCTTCTCTCTTATATTTATAATCAAGTTTAGCAAGTTCTACTCTAGCTGCATCTATTTTTGATTGTTCTAAGGTAACTTTGTTACCATCTTTATCGAAAGCTCCTGTACCATCATCAATAGTGACAACACTAGCATAAGCTTTTCTAATTGCTTCGTGATCTAAACTCATGCTCCTACCTCCATAGCTGTAATTGTTGAAATTGGTGTGGCATGTGAATCATCATCATTATTGTTATGACTTCTATTAATATAGAAGTATTCAGTTTGATGAACGTTTCCGTACAATCTATAAATTATAGCATTACCAACACTATAGCTTGGACTGTCTAAATAATGTGTAGCATGAACACGTTGATCTCCTCCATGATGTAACATTGAAGTAGACGTAGCTCGGAATCGATTAGAAATAGTATCACCAAGTCCGATTGCTGTATAACTTCCAGAATTTATTGATCTCTGAATTTGTAAATGAACTCTATTATTTGCATTAGATCCAATAATTACACTATACATTAGAAGGATTTTACTACTTGCTTGGGTAGGTGTAATACTTACTTGTAATCCAGTTGAATGCCAAACTGAAGTGTCTGTTACTTCCTGACTAAAGGTATCTGTTTTAACTGTCTGTACTACTTGAAGAATTTTAGCATCTCCTGCTAAAGCTACTGTACCTGCTGCATCTGGAAATGCAATAGCACGATCACTTCCACTTGCAGGAGCTGTTAAAGAGGTAGATCCAGATGAACTACCTGTTAATTTTAATGTACTCATGGTTTAGGATATTTATCTTTAGTAGTTTTAATGGTTGCTTTCCAAGCATCTATACCGTTATGGTATATATCATCCAACTGATCGACCACAGAAGGGTATTCGGCTGCTCTATCAGACTTATATTTAATAAGAGCTGCTGCATCATCTAATTCTTTTCTAGCTGTATCTATTTTCGATTGATCTAAGGAGACTGTTTTGCTGTCTTTATCAAAAACTCCAACGTTATCAATAATAGTTTCTGCGTTTGGATAAGCTTTTCTAATAGCGTCGTGATCGTAATTCATTGTGCTACCTCCATTACTGTCAAAGTTCTTACATTCTGACCACCGCTTCCACCATGATTATAGTAGAAAGTAACACCACTACTATCACCTTGTCCTCTTTGAAAATAAGTTTGGAACGCTACTGATTGTCCTGATGTATATGATGGTGCTGCCCAAAATGAGAATCCTAAAGGAGGATTTAACCAAGCACCTGTATCCCCATTCACGTAAACAGTTTGCACCAAGTCAGAGGTTACATTTGCATAAGTACCAGAATTAACGGATACATAAATAAAATACCTACAACCGTGATTAGTCGTTGATACTCTATTAAAATGACCACTAATACCATCGGCTGTGACTAAAAATTTAGATCCTGTTTGCTTTGGTGTAACTGAACATATATGACCTGATGCGATAATACTACTTGCTGAACTAGAACTAACATCTCCTGTTGCAGTTGTTTGTGCTACTTGAAGAATTGATCCTGGTCCTCTTTTTACATCTGTAACTGCTGCATTAGCAATCATATCTGTGTCTACTATACCGTCTGGTAGACCACCTACGGAGATTCCTGTGACGGTTCCGTTTCCATTAATTGTAATTGTCATAATTTAAACGATTGTCCAGTTGTCTCCAGAATCAATA